CCACAAAATCTTCCCCTCGGCATCTGCACCTTGCCAAAGCGACCCCTGCACGAAGCTCTCACGTCCCAGCAATGAGCGCATAGCCAATGAATCCTCCACTCCTGCTCCGGTCACTGAACCATCAAGCGTGATCTCATTCTTGGGATCCACAGCCAACTTGTCAGATGGTACCGAAGTGTCAACATTGCTGAAAGCGTGGAATGCTTTTGGTTGATACGGCATCACGTCACTCACAACAGGAGGATTGGAAAAACCGAACAACTTGGCAACACCTGAGACCATATTAGCTCCAACTTCAGCAGCAGTAGCCAGTCCTCCAACCACGGGCACGTTTTTGAACGCGCCAGCCACGTTAGCAACTGCAGTGGCCGGTCCCGATATGGACCCTGGCTCAAAGTACTCATCACCTGTGCCCGTGGGGGCAAGCATTGTGGGCACCTTAGCCATCATGGAGCTCATGTATGGCTGATCGGAAGCTTGAAGGGCGAACGAGGATGTTAAGCCAGCTAGCTCCAAGTCAGTTGTCCAGGCGTAGCACGAGATCCTCACACTGGCGTTCGCAACACCGTTCGCAGACCGCAACTTCGAATACAAAATGTATCGGATGCGACCCATGTTGTCAAATTCGCGAACATCAGTGATGTCTAACCATGGGTTGGGCCAAAGAAACGGCAATTCCATCTCGCTCGATGTCATGTTGGCAGGTTCCAAAAACAATCCTGGTGTCTGTGAAAGTTTGATTTGGTCTCCAGTCGTGACGTAAGAGTCCTGATCCGAATCCATGGGGCAATACGACACGCGCATGGCTCCATAGAAGAAAGGGGACGCATTCACCACAAACTTCAACTTCATCTTGCAACGCAGCAACTTGTAATTCTCGAGCTTCTTCTTGATGCTCACGTCATTGAAATACAATTTCCACGGATTGAAATTGGTTTGCGGTACAGTTGTGTTTGTCTCCGACCATGTAAAAGAGTTGATGAGAACAGGACGCGACATAAAGTCACCGAGCCTATTCCCGTCGTCCTGATTGGGCGCAAAGCCTCCAATTGGCGGTGCCGAAACAACGCGCTGGAGGCCTGCATCGACGAACTTGATATTCTGCTGGGTCACCTCATGTGATACTCCAGCTGAAATGTCGTCCGCCTGCAAACGGTAGAGATCCATTCCCTGACGGGAACTTCTTTGCACACTGAAGTGCTCGGGATTTTGTTTGTTTTGGTTTTTGTTTGGTGAAATCTAGGCCCGCGCTTACACCAATTGGCGCGGGTTGCTGTTTAGGCTTGCCCCCCTATTGCTTCTCCTAAATAAGAGGTCCCACTCCGCAGAGGTGGGACAGGGTCGCCGCACTGCACGCTACTCGACTTAGCCTTGTCATCGAGTCAGATCAGCGCGTTACGGGTGAGTTGCGTTGTTTAGGCAGATCACCAGCTGCCGCGACGCAGATTACTCTGCGGCGCTCGGTGGCTCGAGACCACTCGAAAGGTACCAGCGGTTGATGAGTTGCTGCCACGTCGGAAATACCCCATCAGTAAGATACTCCTCTGGTACACACTCATGGAAAATCTCCATGAGTACCTTGCGTTTGTCCTCAAAAACATCCCTACCATACCAGAAATACTCAACACAGACGTCATGCAGAATCTTCGTGGCATGCTCCTCAGGGCCATCGCCCGAAGGGAGCCACGTAGTCATCATCTTGTCGAGCGTCGCGTGCTCGATAGGGCAGACGTAAGCTCCAAGTTCCTCCTCAAAACGCCACTTTCTCTTCAAAAAACTCGTCTGCGAAATGTGAAGGAAGGGCACTGTTTCAGACTCCTTGTCGGCCATGGTGTATTCCACCCCGTGTTTCTCAAGCATGTGCGAGAGAGACGTGTGGTTGAACCAATCAACGGCTGACCCAAAAATGTTGTCGTCGCCGTACGTCGCAAGGACCACGTTGGAACGGAAAGAATCAACTTCCTTTTCTGGGTTAAGCTCGTGATAGCAGTAACGCACATACAAGCAGTTAACAAGGCAGTTGATGATGACAGTCAATGGATGGCCCGAAGGATTACTTCCCATGAACTGAACCAGATCACCGGAGAAGAGACACCACGAGCACGACGTGTCATACGCGAAGCCCCACATGCGGTTCACATCCTGGGAGGACATGCCACACTTCTCGCAGATGGAGATCAGGATATAGAATGCGTGCACAATCAAGGCCGCACCCATCTTCTTATCGAACTTACCGTAATCTCCAGCCACCATGCGATCCTCTCCAAATTTTGTGAGGTGCTTGTACAAATCATCCCATTGGTTGCTCTGCGCCACCACTCCGGGCATCGACTCAAACAGGAACGGATTCTTCTGAATCACGCGGACAATCGGAAGAAAATACATCCTCTCAGCGAGACAGAAATCCAATGGTCCTCCGTTCATGATTCGCGATCTTTCCGACACAATCTTTCTGAAAGGGAGAGCTTCATCTTTGATGTGTGCAATGAAGATGGGCGAAAACAGCTCGTTGTTGTCGTATCGCTCAAAAAGTACCTCCATGCGTTCTTTAACCTCATCATTGACGTCGAGGGGTTCCTGCCAACAATCGTAAGCTGGTAATTTCTCCGTAACAGCCTTCTTGGTGCGCATCCAGGGGAAACCAGCACTCGACGAGCGGTTGATACTGTCAATGAACTTTCGGCCTGGAATGCCATTAATGGCAGATGCGAGATCAAGCGGGGCCTTCAACTCAGCCTTGTACTCATCAGGTAAACGAGCCATAACTTCTCCAACATAAGCGTCCGCACATTTTCGCAGAATTGAATCCTTGAATAAGTGGGTCTGCTCGATGACAGGAAGGAGGTTGTTACGCCAAACGCGG